GCTATACCTTACGAGTGGGACGCTTGTAACGCCCCTATCGACGGGGTAAGCCCGGAAGGTGGAGACGAAGTAGCCTACGCGCGAAGGGGCATCCTCCGAATGTTGACGCAGGACGGATCTACGGACGTTCTTTCGGTGCGAACAATCAAAGTAACCAACGGCACACTTACGGACGATGGAGACGGCGTAGTTACTTTGGACACGGGCGGAGCTTCGACGCTAGGCGAATTGGATGATGTAGAAGTTGACGACCCGTCTGTGGGTCAAAGCATAATGTGGGACAGTGGTTCGGGGGGTCGCTGGGTAAAGGACAGCCGCACAACTATTCTCTATGAAGAGTTTAAACAAGGCTTAGAAACAACGGTTAAAAACGGCGCAGGCACGGAGAGCGAGTTAAAGCTAGAACAAACAAAGGCAACCGTACAAACAGGCATTACCAAGGTCGTCTTGACCGAAACGTCACCTGGTGATATTGAGTTCGTTGTAGCGACTGACGCGGACGGAAACACAGCATTTACTGCGCTGCATTTGGACGGTTCGAGTACGGCGAATGTAGCTGATCTACTTGTAAAGTTTGGGACTTACTTCAAATTTGAGGCCGGCAATTTTACTCAATGGGTACGCCCCAACTTAAGCGTTTCGCAAGACACCATAATTACTTTACCAAGTAAAAGCGGCGTTCTTGGTCTAGCGGAAGACATACCCACCAGCGTTACTAATTTGGACGATGTAACGAGCGCGGGCAGCGGTGCGATTATTACCGACGCAGAGCGCACGAAATTGGAGGGTGTTGCTCCCTCTGCAACTGCGAACGAAACGGACGCTTTTTTACTTGACCGAGCAAACCACACAGGAACGCAGGCGGCGAGTACGATCAGCGACTTTGATACCGAGGTTTCAAACAATACCGACGTAGCAGCGAACACGGCAAAGGTGGGTATAACCACCCAACAAGCTGACGACATTACAGCAAACAACGCGAAGGTTTCTCTCATTGCAGGAGGTACTACGGGGCAAGCCCTCGTAAAAAGCACGGGGACGGATTACGACGTAGAGTGGGCTGACATTGCCGTGGATGTTCAATACCACAATCGTTTCCAAACAGACGCGGAGACCTTCCGAAGCGGTGCTACGGATACCGTAGAACTTTACTACACAGCGAAAGCTGACGGGGACGGACTCGCGGAGAGTGCGTCTAGCGATACGCCCACGAGCGGCTACGACATTCGGCGAAAGTTGTACTACGCTGAGAAGGCGCAGGCCGACCCCGACACCTCAGCCGATTGGACACAGTTTACAGCCATCGCCGACAATACGACATTCAACAACGCGAAGGCGGCTTTGCTTGCTTACCTGAAGGAACGCACAGGGGGCACTGTACCGATTAGCCTCAAAATGACGTGGGAGGAAGTGAGCCAATTTTCATATTTACTTGACGATTACAGCGGGGCTGCGGCGGCTTATTCTTTGCGTTTACTATCCAGCACCTATACAGGCGATGCCATAAACGTATGGAACGGTACGAGTTACGCGGACATCGGATTTGACGGAAGCGGCGAACTTGACACGACGGCCTTGGCTGCGCATTGCGGAAGTAACGACGGGTTCATCCGTTATTGGTACGACCAATCGGGAAACAGCAACGACGCGGCGCAAACGACTACGGCGAATATGCCGAAGATTTACGACGGGACTACGGGCGTGGTGACGGAGAACGGGAAGCCAGCACTTGAATTAAATGCAGATAGCCTAACAATTTCTTCAGTGAATTTAAACACTCTTTTTGCCGTTGCCTCAAGGGGTACGCTAGAAACCATAAATTATTTAACTTGGGACAACAATACAACGGGCTTATTTTACGGAGGCTCATTTGGAGGCGTCAGCGGAATAGGATTTTATGACGGCTCTGTATATTCCCTCACTGGAGAGGATTCCAATACTCACTTAGCTTATTTTCGATTAAACGGCCTTAATTATGATGTAGCAAAAGACGGAAATAGCGTAACAACTTTTCAAAGTGGTAACGGCGTTATGTCAGCGTCTTCAATTGGGCGAGCGTTATCAACGCTACAAACACATTTGATTCAAGAATTTATAGTTTACCCATCCGACCAATCAAGCAACCGCACGAACATCGAGGACAACATAAACACCTTCTATTCAATCTACTGATGAACGGATATATCATCGTACTTCCAACCGCCACGCAGACAAGCGAAGCACGGGCAAAGCAAATCACGCGAGAACTCTACAACATCTCGCGGCCCGTTCTCATTCAGGCAGAAGGCGAAAAGGCGTCCACCGTGTTTGGAATCGTTACGCACCCCGACGGAATCCAAAACGCTTTGCAGGTGGATACCGAGTACGTCATCCACGTACACGAAGCGGCGACGCTTGAGAAGCTGGTGGCTTGCTTTCCTGAGCTTACATCCGAGGAACGGTATTCGCTTTCTGCATACGTTCAAACAAATAACAAGTTCCCGTTCGGTCACATCGTCCCTTCGACGACTACGATACGGGATCAACAATACATGGTCGATAACGGCTGGTTTCCAGAAGAAGAAATTTAAACCCTTTTCAAATGGCTATTGATACATTTTACCTTCTTTCTTGGTTGGCATACGCTGCAAGCCCTACAGCGAAATACGATGCGACGTATGACCTCAACGGCGATGGTGTTATTACGATTGCTGACCTCCTCGAGTTGCTTACCCTCTTTGGTACGACTATATGAAAGCGGCGAAGGTTCTATTACTGTTCGTTTTGGCGGTGGTAGCTATCCCGGTGGGTATCGTGTTTACCGTCCTCGACTCTTTATGGTTTACCGCTCAAAACATCGTAAGAACGATTTGGAGCCTTGTATACGGCTTCTTTCGTTCCGTGAGTAAGGTGGTGTCCGTTTGCTCGGGTTCGTTCCTTACAGCGGCTCTAACGAAGCGAGGCGTGCCCTTCGGCACCCATTCCGTCTCTGCGGTACTCGGAGCCAACCAAAGAGAAAAGACACTTTCGAAGCTCGGTAATTGGTTAACTAACTACCTGGACAGCATCGAGCCGAACCACTGCAAGAAGGCAAGTGAAAAGGCGGGGATATGAAGAACCTCAACGAGGTAATAATTCGCTTCGCCGATGAGGTAGTAAAGTCGGCCCGTCGCCATCTCGGAGGGCGTAGGATCGGCAAAAACAAAAACTACGGCGTAGCTACGGGAACGCTCAAACGCTCCTTGTCTTACCGCGTCCGTGTACGAGGTAACGAGGTGCGGGAGGTTACGTTTGGGGCGAGAGGCAAGGCGAACAAATACGCAGCCTTTTTGCATTGGGGCGTGAATGGTACGGAGAAGAACCAGAAGAGTCCCTTCTTTCGATTCCGCAAACAACCCCCTTCCAAAGTGTTCTTGCCGTGGATCCGCTCGAAGGGCATCCGCCTACGCGATGAGAAAGGGCGCTTCAAGAAACAAAGCCAAAGCAATATGAACTCCCTCGCGTTCTTGATTGCTCGCAGCGTCAAACGTAAGGGAATCGTTGGCCTTCGGTTCTATGAGAAAGCCTTCGTTGCTGTCTCGGGTCGCTTTAATAAGCAAATCGGCGATGCGGTGGCGGAAGACCTCAAAGACAAGTTCAAGTTGAAACTCGGTAATATCACAGTGAAATAATGGCATCAATTGACGACTCACCTTCGGACCAGTGGTTACCCGCAGGGCAGAAACTCATCTTTACAATTATTCCCGATATAACCATTACGGACGACTATCGCTTTATAGTAGAGGTTTTCGAGAATGACACCGTTGATCCTATAGCCAAACTATACCTCACGCCAAACACGAACGAAACCGCTTTCTTTGATTTGTCTGAAGTCGTTTTGGGTCGGGTAGAGGTAGACGTATTTAAATACGGGCTAACTTCTACGATCCACTCGCTGAACAATAAGGTATTTACAAGAGCGAATAACGGGGTAAAGAAATACGTAATTAACGTAGGGCACTTTGACGGAAGCGGCGAAAGCACTGCCGAAGACATCTCAGCCAATTACTATCTCCTCGATGGATACGAACAACTCTCCGCAGGACTAGACCCGGGATATAGCGACTATTACGGCACGAGTTCAAGCGACAAGTTTTGGCTTACCGACCGCGTACCAAGTAGCAACATAATCCACGTAACGGCGGGGATTGAGGATACTGGGGTTTTTGCCTTCATAAATACGGATGACACGAGTTCAGCGGTTGAGCAAATCATAGCCGTTATTTACGATAACGACGGGGTAGAAGATGACTCTTTGAATTACGTGATTGGCGCCCCTACGGGAGGGCAGTCGCCCGCAGCCGCAGCCGCATCGAATTGGTACGGAACTCTCCTTTATGCATACCTCTACCCGGCTTCTTATATCCCTTTGACGAACGCCCTCAACGCCGTAGCGGGAGGATGGGCTTATTACGATTTAGTACCCGCTACCAGCGCGGGCGTACAAAGCGGGAACAAGATTCGAGTCACCAACAATTGTCGCTATTCTAAAAACGAAGCGGTACAACTCGCGTGGGCAAATACGCGCGGCGGATGGGACTACCTACGCTTTAACGGAAAGAAGCAAAAGACCGTTACAAGGGAGGAGAAGACGTACCGAAAGATTGTGGGCGATTACGACGCTTCTTCTTTTTCCTTTGCACCAACGGAGAGAGAAATTAAGCCGTATCAACTCGAAGCGAAGGAACGCTACCAATTGAACGGCATTCTTACTATCGAGGAACTCACACTTATGCAATACTGCATGAGGAGCAAAAACGTCATGGCACGAATCGACGGCTTATGGGTTCCCGTAACCATCTCGACCAACTCGATGCAGGTAGAAGAAGAAACCGTTTCAAAGGTCTTTGTTACTTCGTTCGAAGTTGAACTCGCACAAATCATCCGATGCTAAGACTTACGATTGACGGAAACGAAATTGAACTCTACGAGAATGAACCTGTAAACCTCTCGTATCAGTTCAGCAACTTGCAAGAAATCAACGCGAGCAGTGGGAACTATTCGCAGACCTTCCGCGTACCACTCACGAAGAAGAACCAAGATTACTTCGGCCCGGTAAACGAGTTCGGACTGATTCCGAATTGGAATCCCAAGACGAAAGTAGACGCGGAGCTTTCGTATAACACGATTCCCGTAATGCGGGGCTTCGTCCAGGTGAAAGCGATATACGTTCAGAAGGGCAAGTATGCAGACGTAGAACTCGTATTCTTTGGAGAGACGGCAAACCTCTCGCGGGATATTGGGGACGGTATGCTTACGGATCTCGACCTCTCCGCGTATGACCACACCTTAAACGCTACGAATATAGAAGCGAGCTGGACGGGAAACCTTTCGAGCGGGGCGATACGTTACGGCCTACCGGACAAGGGGCAAAACTGGTTCGCAAATCAAGCCGATAACATTTGGAGTTCGAGCAACCCTCTCGAACACGGCGACTTTACACCGTATTTCCGAGCCTCTAAATTATTGGAAGAGATTCTCGATAATGCAGGGTACGAGATGGATTCCACCTTCTTCACGAGGCAAAGCAACCTTTACCTTTTGATGAATAACGGCCAACGCTCAATCGTTGGCACGGATAACCCCGAAACGGAAACGATGCTCGTTGGGTTGAGTACCGACTTAACCGGACTCTCTGCCCACAATCCCGGCGCAGCTATTACCGCGTGGAGCGAATCAACGCCGTTCTACGATACCGGGAGCAACTTCTCCGGAGGGTCTACCTTTACCGCTCCCTTTCGGGCTTACTATACCTTTCGAATCAACCTGTACGGAAGAACGAACGCAACTAACCACGTTTTCTCTATCTGGTTAGAAAAAACAAGTGTCACACCAACCGAAACGGTATGGGAAATTTTAGACAACTATCCCGGTTTAGCTTTTAACGATCAAGTTCACAACTTTACAAGCGACCCGATTCTTCTCAATACCGGAGACGCTGTGAAGATTTATTATGAGATGGCTTCTTCTAGTGAAGTACTCAACCTCGACGGCGATAACACGATTTCCCCCCAATCCACTTGGTGGCAGGTTCTCGATATTACCTACCCAACAAGCGGGCAAACGGTAGATGTAGAAGCCAATATGCCGGAGATGAAGCAAATCGACTTCGTGTCCGGTTTGCAGAAGATGTTCAATCTCGTATTCATCCCGGACAGAAACAACCCGAAGAAGCTCTATATAGAGCCGTTTAACGACTATCTCGCTTCGGGAGCCAAGAAGGATTGGACGAATAAGATAGACCTCTCCAAAGACCTCACAATCGAGCCAACGACCGACCTACAATCCAGGCGGTACGAATGGACGCACTCGAACGGAAAAGACCTTGTGAACGACTTGGTGTTTAAAAACGCGGATAGGGTGTATGGTAGATACCGTGTGGACGATCCGCAGAACGACTTCGCATCCGGAACAAAGCAAATCAAAAGCCCATTTGCTCCGCACGTCGCCTCGTACATACCCGGCACGAATTACGCGGTTCACCGTATGCTCGTGGATACGGAGCAAGCCGATAAGCGAATAAAGAACCCGCTCCCGCGTTTGGCTTTTTGGAACGGCACGCCAGCGGGCGAAATAAACTATTACGAAGACGACAACAGTACGGTTGTAACGGATACGGATTACCCCGCCTTCTCGCAGTACTCTGCCTTAAACGCTACGGTAACTAGCGAAGATTTAGGGTATGGGCCAGAGAGACCGTTTCACATCATACAAGCCAACCCATTAAACACGCTTTATTATCAGTATTGGAGTCCGTTCGTTAATCAATTGTACAGTTCGGAGGCTCGTAAACTAACGGCCTTCTTCCGGTTGACGCGGGCGGACATAGCTACGTTCGAATTTTCGGATAAGATTTACCTCAAGGATACGTACTGGCGGATCATGTCTATTTCTTACGACGCTACTTCGGATGATCTCGTAAAGGTGGAACTCCTCAAGGTGCTTTCGGAGGTTCGCGATTGTCAATGGCTTCCAATTGCAATCAACAAGGCCACGGGAGAAATACAATTCGAAAACCCTAGCGGGTTACAAACCTACACCCTTTCGGCGCTCTATAGCTCTTGCTGTACGAAATACGGTTATGCATACAATCCGACCGCGCAGCGTTGTTACCAATCTTTCGAGCAATGAGGAATTTAGACAACCATCGTTATATAGGCGAAGCGATTCAATTGCTCCAGGCGAAAGGGGAACGGGTTCGAGTCCCGCTTTGGTTCAAGGTATTGGATTGGTTCTTGACTCTCGTTTACGTTTCCGCGCTTGGATTCGTCATCTATAAAATTGGCTCATGGCTACTCAGCAAGATTACGTTTTAAAGTTTAGCGCGGATACGGGCAACGTAAACAGCGCGATTCAAGACGTTCAAACGGGCGTAGAGGGAACGAGCGGAGCGGTATCGGGACTTACTAACCAGCTCGACAAGATGACGGGCGGAGCCGTCTCCGGCTTCCGCAATCTTACCGGAGGAATCAAAAACGGCGTTACGGGTTTAAAGTCGTTTAAAGTGGCTCTCGCGGCTACGGGGATTGG